GCAGGCTAAGTTAGTAAAGAAAACATGAGTGAGATAACTCAGGCAGTAGAGGCTGAAGAGCCTTTGGAAGCCGTTGAGGAGATCGAGCCAAGTGCAGAGGCTGAAGTTGGGAACGCTGGCGGTGAGCCGGTGGAGAAGACGCAGGAGCCTGCGGTTGGCGATCAGAATCAAGAGGCTGAAGAAGTCGAAGTCAGCATCGGTGACTCGCCATCACAACAAGAAGAGAGCAGCAAGGAAGCACCTACTTGGGTGAAGGACTTGCGTAAGCAATATCGGGAGCTGCAACGTGAGAAGCGCCAGCTTGAGGAGCGGGTAAGGGCAATGTCCACTGAGACCAATCCGGTGGCACAGCTAGGGCCTAAGCCGTCACTTGAGGGCTGCGATTACGATTCGGCTAAGTACGAGGAATCGCTTGAAGCATGGTTCGTTCGCAAGCGTGCGGTTGACGCGGAAGCTGAGAAGGCTGAACGCGCAAAGCAGGCTGAAGCGGAGGAATGGCAGAAGAAGCTGGCAAACTACGCTGAGACAAAGACGAAGCTGAAGGTTGCTGACTACTCTGATGCTGAAGCAGCGGTTCAAGATGTGCTTAATGTCACCCAGCAGGGTATCCTGCTGCAAGGTTCAGAGAACCCTGCGTTATTGGTTTACGCCCTAGGTCGGAATCCAGCAAAGGCGAAAGAACTCGCGAGTATCAATGACCCCGTGAAGTTCGCGTTTGCGGTTTCAAAAATCGAAACTCAACTCAAAGTGACACCTAAAAAGACTGCACCGCCGCCGGAGCGGACAATCTCTGGCACAGCAAAATCATCAGGCGGCTCGGATGAGCAGCTTGACCGACTGCGAGAACAAGCCGCTCGCACCGGAGACTTCAGCAAAGTGTTGGCTTACAAAAATCAGTTGAAAAACAAATAAATACCTATGGCTAATAGCTTTAGTAAAGAAGAAAGGGTAGCGTTTGAGAACCTTCTTGAAGGGTTCCAAGACGCTTTGGTTCTGTCTCGGAACGTGTCCATCTACAACACGGATCAGACGATGATGGAGCGCACGCGTGACGTCATTTGGCGCCCGCAGCCTTACATCAGCACGTCAATGTCCAACATTTATGCTGGCACAAACCTACAGATTGCTGGTGGGTACAAGGCATTCACCCAGCTTGCAGTTCCAAGTTCCATCAATCAGACCCGCACGGTCGGTTGGGAAATGACGGCGCTTGAGTTGCGTGACGCACTTCAGGAGCAACGTCTTGGTTCTTCTGCCAAGCAGAAGATTGCAAGTGACATCAACGTCGCTGTGAACACGGTTGCGGCTAATTTTGGGTCGCTTGTTGTCACTCGGAATACGGCTGCTGGTGCAACCAGTGGATTTGATGATGTCGCTCAGTGCGAAGCCATCTTCAATGAAACTGGAGTGATGGACGGTGACCGGTATTTGGCGCTTAACACCCGCGACTACAACGGTCTTGCAAAAGACTTGTCCATTGCAACGCGTTCCTTTGGGAACCAGAAGTCGGATAAGGCTTACGAGCGTGCGTATGTTGGAATGGTAGCGTCTTTCGACACCTACAAGCTCGACTATGCTCCTCGCCTTGCAGCTGCTGCTGGAACTGCAAAAACCATTGATTTGAGCGTTAATAATAATGCAAACCTTTATGCGCCACTTGCAACGGATGGAAGTGGCAACAATGTCGACAACCGCACTCAAGTTGTGACGCTCAACAACAACACTGGCATCGCTGTTGGCGATTGCTTCACGATTGCTGATGTTGCTGCTGTGCACTTGATCACGAAGGTGAGCACTGGTCGCAGCAAGACGTTCCGCGTTGTTGCATTGGAAGGCAGCACTGGAGTTGGAGCGAACCAGATTCGCATCAGCCCTCCGATTGTGACTCCACAGAAAAGTGGTGCTACTGAGGCATGCTCACAGTACCAGAACTGCGTTATCACGACCCCTGCTGCTGGGAAAGCAATCAGCTTCACCAACACGACTGCAGCTGGCGTGAACTGCTTCTGGCACAAGGACGCGATTGAAATCCTTCCTGGCCGTTATGCTATCCCTACGGATGGCGGCGTAGCAGTGATGCGCGGTTCAACCGACCAAGGGCTTGAGCTCGTCATGACCAAGCGGTTTGACCAAGACACGCTCACGACCAAGTATCGTATCGATACGTTGTTCGGGGTTGTGAACAAGCAGCCTGAAATGTCGGGTATTATCCTGTTCAATCAGAGCGCAAACACTCCGTAACCACTAG